ATAAGATATTGGGATGGTTATTATAAAAATGAAGATGGCATTAATTATATAGTGAAGGATGGTAACGATATTCCAGTTAATACATTTATAGGATGTGATCCAGCTACAGATATTGATACTAAGCATAGTGATTTTTCAGTAATAACAGTAATCGCTATTGATTCAAATAATGAATTATATGTATTAGAATATGAAAGACATAGAAGTGTTCCTACGATTGGTTCTAAGAATCCAGAGACTGGAGAGATACTTGGAAAGAAAGGAGTTGTGGATATGATCCTAGAATTACATCAAAAATATAATTGCTTATCATCCACTGTAGAAGACGTTGCTATGAATAGAAGTATATTTCAAGCTCTTAACGATGAAAGAAGAAGACTAAATAAGTACGATATTGCAGTAATTCCAGAGAAACCTGGGGGAACACAGAAAAGAAATCGCATTTATAGTGGACTTTCTGCTCGTTTTAGTACCGGAACAGTACATTTAAGGAAAAATATGTTTGATTTAATCAACGAAATCCTTACTTTCGGCCCGAAAATGGCTCATGATGACACAATAGAGAGCCTTTATTATTCACAAATACACGCTTTTCCTCCAAATATGAAAAAGGATGAAAAGAAAAAACGTTGGTTTAAACCAAAAAGAAAAGCTAAAAGCTGGCTAATAGCATAAGGAGTTAACATGGCAGGTTTATTAAAAAGAATGAGAGAAAGAAGAAAATTTAAAAAATCAGTAAAAGCTGGCGAAATGCAAGGGCCTCTTCCACCGAAGAAAAAACCTTTACGTTCAGCTGCTAAAAAAATAAAATCAAAAGTTAGTGGAATGACAAGTTCTGGTAGAGCTAAGAAAATTGGAGCTGCTAAAGGTACTAAAGTTTCGAAAGGCGCTGTTGGTGTTGAAAAAACAAAAGGCGGAGATTACGTTAAGTATAAAAAAGATTCTAAAGCTGCTGGTTCATTTAGGTCAGCTTTTAAATCAAAATGCTCTGGTGGAGCTAGTGGATTTACTTGGCAAGGTCGTAAATATTCATGTGCTAAAAAATAGTGTATAAATATGGCAAAGTAAGTAGAAGACGTTTAAAAGGCGTTGATGCAAAGCTTGTAAATGTTCTTAATGAGCTAATAAAGATTATGGATGTTACTATTATTGAAGGTGTGCGGAGTAAGGAGCGGCAAGAGCAATTATTAGCACAAGGGAAAACAAAAACTAGATTTTCCAAACACATAGAAGGAAAAGCTGTTGACCTCGCTCCTTACCCGATTAACTGGAAAGATAGAGAAATGTTTCATTATATGGGTGGAATGTTAAGAGGAATAGGTCAATCAATGGGATTAAAGATTCGTTGGGGCGGCGATTGGGATAGTGATGGTGATATACACGATAATAATTTTGACGACTTAGTCCATGTAGAAATAAGGGATTAATTATGGCAGATAAAAAAATCAAATCACCTGTTGTTGGTCAAATTGAAGAAACTTATAAAATTTTAAAAAAAATGGGAAAAACAACTCCTAAAATGCGAAAAGCATATGAATCTTTTAAAAACGAACAAGTAAAAAGAAAAGTAAAAAGAATAAAAGAAAGCAAAAGAAGTTCGTCTGAGTCATTAATAAATTGCATGAAAAATGCAAAAACAAATACAGAAAAAAAACGTTGTAAAACTACATTTGCTTTAAAAATGAAAAAATAAAAGATAAATGGCAAGAACAACTAAAAAAACGAAAGCCCAAATAAATAAACAACTATGGGATAGGGCAAATAATTCTCATAGACAAAGATGGCAAACACTTTCTCAAAAAGGATATGATTTTTATCTTGATGAGCAATTAAGTAAAGAAGAAAAGAATCAATTAGAAGAATCTGGTATGCCAACATTTACTATTAATAGGGTAACTCCTATTGTAGAAATAATGAAATACTTTGTAACTGCCAATGATCCTAAATGGAAAGCAGTTGGAGCTACTGGTGATGATGTAGATACAGCTCAAGTTCATTCTGATATTGCAGATTATTGTTGGTATTTATCAAATGGTAAATCTTTATATAGTCAAATTGCTCTTGACGCTTTGACGAAAGGAATTGGATATTTTCTTGTAGATGTAGATAAAGATTCTGATAGGGGAATGGGTGAGGTAAGATTTAGCAGACTTGATCCTTATGATGTATATGTTGATCCAGCTAGTAGAGATTTTTTATTTAGAGATGCTAATTTTATTCAAATTCGTAAAAATATTGCAAGAACAAGACTTATTAATATGCTTCCTCAGTTTGCAGCTAAAATTAAAAAAGTACAAAAAAGTACTAATGTAATTTCTTATTCTGAAAGAGATGTTGATTTAGGCGAATCTATACAACCTGAAGATATTACAATGGGGATAAGTTTAGAAGCAGAAGATGAAGATATTATTCCATACTATGAGACTTATCATAAAAAGAAATTTGCATATTATAATGTATATATAAGGGTTCAACCTTCTCCCGCTGAAATGAATTTAATTAAGGAAGAAGTTCAAAAACAATTATCTGATTTTCAGCAAGAAGTAGAAGTAGGGTTAATGGAAAAGCAAATTCAAATTGAGCAATCTGTAGAATCTGGTGAAATAATACCCGAAAGAGGACAACTTGAAATAAAAAAATCTCAAGAAATGGCTGCTCAGGCTATTCAAGAAAAAGAAATGCAATTAATGTCTGAAGCTCAAGATGCGGCTACAGTTATCAATCAGCAAATAATGAGTGAATCGGATTTTAAAATACTTGAAAAAAGTCCAGAAGCTAAAAAGAATATAGTTGATGCTATTAAATTTTATGAAAATAGAATTATACAAACTTGCAGTGCTGGAGATGATGTATTTTTATATGAATATACATTACCAATAAATGAATATCCAATTATACCTATTCCATATATGTATACTGGGACTCCATATCCAATGAGTGCAGTTACTCCATTAATCGGTAAGCAACAAGAAATTAATAAAGCTCATCAAATTATGCTTCATAATGCAAATTTAGCTTCTAATCTTAGATGGATGTATGAAGAAGGAGCGGTTCCAGAGGATGAGTGGGAAAAATATTCTTCAGCTCCTGGTGCATTGCTTAAGTATAGACAAGGATTTGCAACTCCAACTCCTATTATGCCAGCTCCAATTAATAATGCTTTTTATTCAGTTGTGCAAGAAGGTAAACAAGATGCTGAATATATAAGTGGTGTTCCTTCAGCTATGATGGGATTTGCACAAGATCAAGCTGAAACATATAGAGGATTACTTGCAAATGATGAATTTGGGACTAGAAGATTAAAGGCTTGGATGGGAAGTGTTGTTGAGCCTGCTTTAGAACATTTAGGTAGATGTTTTCAAATGAGAGCTCAAAATCATTATTCTGTAGAAAAAGTATTTAGAATTGTTCAACCTGAAGCTGGTCAAACTCCACAAGAACAAGAAAAAGAAGTAAGAATTAATATTCAATTATATAATGATTATGGTGATGTAATTGGAAAATATAAAGATTATGCAAGTGCAAGATTTGATGTAAGAGTGGTAGCTGGAGCTACAATGCCAGTAAATAGATGGGCTTTATTAGAGGAATATTTTAAATGGTTCCAAGCTGGGTTAATAGATGATGTTGCAATGTTAGCTGAAACGGATATAAGAAATAAAAAGCAAGTTATGGAAAGAAAATCTGTTTATTCACAATTACAAGGACAAGTTTCATCTATGGAAGAAGCTATGAAAGATAAAGATGGAACTATAGAAACTTTACAAAGACAATTAGTGCAAGCCGGTATTAAAATGAAAGTCGGTAGTGCTTCTAATGAAATACGAAAAGATGTTCTTCAAACCGAAGCTCAGCAAAAACTTTTAAGAGGAATGTTAAAAGTTGAGTTCGATAAAATGAAAGATCAAATGAAAATGGATATAGAATCTGCAAAGCAAGATGTTTCTAAAAATGAAAAAAAATAATCTTGAATAATAGTGTTTATATTTATTAACTTAACAAAACTCTAAAATAGGAGATAGTATGTCAGAACAAGTAGGTAACGCCAGTGAGGCCCCCGAAAGCAAAAACGTACAAGATGCTATCGTGGACATGACGTCTGATGATTTCTTTGAACAATTAGATAGTCAAGTCAATGGTGCAATAATAGACGAACCTTCGCAACCAACCTCGGAACAAAGCGGTAACACGCAGTCGAGCCCTAATGCAGAAGTTCAGAGTGAAGAATCCGCTGAAGTGGAAACTTTACAAAAAAGGTATAGTGATTCAAGTAGAGAAGCAAAAAGGTTAAACGGAAAACTTTCCGAAATTGAACCTTATATGCCTATACTAGATGCTATGCGAGAAGACCCTAATTTAGTTTCTCATGTGAGAAATTATTTTGAGGGTGGAGGTCAAACCCCACAAACAATGACTGATAAGTTGAATCTTGGAGAGGACTTTGTCTTTGATCCAGATGACGCTTTTTCTCAACCTGAATCTGATTCAGCTAAAGTACTGGGAGCAACCATTGATGGAGTAGTCCAAAGAAGGTTAAACAGTGCTTTACAAGGGCAAAAACAAGAAAATCAAAAGCTTGCAAAGGAAACTAATTTTCGTCAAAAACATGAAATGAATGATGAAACATGGTCTCAATTTGTAGATTTTGCTAAATCTAAATCCCTTGAACTTGATGATATTTATTATCTAATGAATCGTAAAAATCGGGATGTGAAAATAGCTGATAATGCGAGACAAGAAGTTCATAATAAAATGAAAGAAGTCCAACAACAACCAGGTACTCTTGCTACTCAAGGAAGCGTAACTACTGAAAAATCTCCAGACGATTCTGTCTTTGATGCCATTTTGGGTTCGACAAACGAACTAGAAAAGGCTTTTGGTATTTAGTAATGCCTTAAGCCATTAACTCAAAATAAAGAGGTAAACAAATGGCTGATGTATTTAGCTTAGGTACCTATTCGGATACACAATCATGGTCTGATGGTACTTCAAAAGACACTGGTGACCTTAGAAGAAAATACAATTTTGGGGATAGAGTTTCTGAACTGAACATTGCTCAAGACCCTTTCTTTCGATTTGTATCTAAAGTTGCTAAAAAACCTACGGATGACCCTGAGTTCAAATTTACTGAACGAAGAGGATCGTATCATAAAAGATATGCATACATTACTGCTCATGGCCCTGATATAAATGTATCAGATACAGGTGATGCGACAGTAGACGCAGGCTATCTTGACCAAGGAGATACTTACTATTTTAAAATGGGGACTGATTACGAGTCTGCAGGTAATATTGGTAATATTTCTGGTCAATCAACTGGTGCGATTGCTGTTGGAGCTTCGAATACCGCTCCTCAGTTCTTTCTAGAAAACCAGATTATTAAAATCAATACTAGAGCTGAAGATGAAGGTAGTGCTTTTACAGTACCTACTGGATATATTCTTGCAAAAGTAACAGCCGAACCAACCGCTGTTAGCACTACTCATCAAATACTTAAATGTGAGATTGTTAAAGGTGAAGCGGCTGCCAAAGACCTTATGTGGGAAAGCGCTTCCGCTGCGGTAAGCACTACTTATAACAAAACAATTGCTACGGATTTAGAGCCAAAGCGTTGTTACGTTGTAGGTTCAGCTCATGGACAAGGTACTGGGTATCCAGCGACTTGGAAAGACCAGCCTTTCTCAACAGGTTTTGGTTTAACTCAAATTTGGAAAACTGCTATGGCGATGGATAACACAACTCGTGCAACTGTCCTAAAGTATGAGCCAAATGAGTTTGCAAGAATCTGGCGTGAAAAGTTAATTGAACATAAATTTGACATCGAGCAATCATTATTATTTGGAGCTCAAGGATCAGTTAATAGTGTTCAATATACTGAAGGGGCTGTTGATTTTATTACTAATTATGGTAATATTTTCACTGGTTCAACAATGGGTGGAACAGGGGCTAAGTCTCAAGATGATTTTCTTGATGATATGTCTCAGTTCTTAGACCCTCGTTACAATAACGCAAATGCTACATTATTTATGGTTTCAACTGATGTGTATAATTGGTTGCATAAATTAAGTGGATACTTTACTGCAAATGTAAAGAAAACGGATGCTGGTTCTGCTAATCATTTTGCAGCTACGTCTGATTTCTCTATTGGCGGAAGGAAGAACGTCTTTGGTGTAGATATTACACAGATTTATACTCCTTATGGAGTTATGAATGTGTCTCGTAATATTCACTTAGACGGAACTCAAGTCAAGATGTTAGCTGTAAACATGAAATATGTTAAGTATAGACCTCTTGTCGGTAACGGCTTGAATCGTGATACTGCAGTTTATGTTGGAGTGCAGACTCTTGAAAATAGTGGCGTTGACCGTAGGGTTGACTTAATTCAAACGGAAGCTGGGATGGAATGGCAAATGCCAGAAGCCCATGCTGTCTGGAAATAGGAGGTATAAATCATGGCTAATCCTTTATACGGACAAAATAAGTTTGATAACTCAGTGGGTGAGAAATTACACTCTGAAGCAGGTACTCTTCGTGAACACGAAAATACAGTAACTGCCGCAGATTTATTTTCTTACACAATTCCAGCTAATAAGTTAGAAGTAGGTGACATTGTTAGAATTAAAGTTTTTTGCACAGTTGTTGATAGCAACAGTACAGATACTTTAACACCTGTTCTTAATTTTGCAGGTTCAGCAATTGCAACTGGAGCTGCTTTAGATGTAGCTGATAGCGACATAGTTTATGCTTGGGCGGATGTTCATGTAACAAGCTCAACTGCGATGACAGCTATTTCTGAAATAAGATCAGATGCTAACGGAAGTGTTTCTGTAACAGCTGCAACAAATCTATCATCTAAAGATATTACAGCGGATATAGCTGTAGCTCTTAATGTTGATTGGAGCGTTGCCCATGCTGATAACGAAGTAAGAATAGACGCTGTTAGTGTTGAGTTAGTTTAATCAAACAAACGATATATGGGGGGCTTTGGCCCCCTATATATAAATTAAAAGATTTTATATGGCAATAACAGATATACAAGCAACAGTTTTAGCAAACACAGGGAATACACCTACTGCAAATAG